CTTTACGATGTTAGAGGGATCCCCCTGTTGGTTTGCTACGTTTTATACTAGTCTAGCTCTAGTGTTTGTATGCCTAAATTAATGACGATGTCAAGAATTTTCGCGTTCAAACGCGAAGGCTCTTGATATCTCTTGATATAGACATGTAAATGCAGACAGACTTCTATCAAAAATAGAAGACTATTATTTTTCTCGTTCACTAAGTATAGTGCGTTAATTCAGTACGTTACACTAATTACACCATCCTCACCGAATGGTGTTTGACGATCAGGTTTATGACTTAGAACCATTTACATCAGATTTTAGAAAGATTGATCACCTTTTCTTATCTGGTATTCTACTTGGTTCTTCCCCTATTTGGGGATTCGAAGGTATTATGATTTTGTACCTTTGTCTTATTACGAAAAATCACGGTCTCTTTGAGACCACCATTTTTCAGTGCGATTCTATATCGCACACCTAATTCTTCATATATAGAGAACGAAAGACTTATAAAGAAGAATTTATTAGTTGATTTTGAATTTGATATTTTGATTATCTTTTCTGAGAGTGTGAGACTTGAGTACTCGTCTCAGAATTTCATGATGATCATATTGATTATGATAATGTTACTTTTGAATTTTTGCTTTCTGGAAACAGTTGGGAACTCCCCGTAATTAGCATTTGTCTTAGTTTTTCTATTGAAGTGGGAAATTTTAACCGCTACACGACCGATATCTGTTTTGATATGGATTGGCTGTGGTGACCTTTTTGAAGCTACCCTCATGTGTTCTTACAATAACCTCTTTCTATTGAGAGAGAGATACTATTGGTTCACGCTATTGAGGATGCAAGATTCTTGGAAGAAACACAGCAGTCGCTAACTTACCTGTTCATGAAATTGATGAACAGAAGGAAGTTGTGATACGTTATTAGGACTAACTATAAATTATTGTTATATAAAGACTCACTAAAAATTCCATGTGATTTGGCAGTAATTTGTACCACTTTTGTAGAAGTGGGCCGAGAGGCAGTTACTACATCAGAGGGCGTTCCGATCCGTCGTCCTTGAGCATATGTCCACGCGGACCGATTTGCATGGTTATACATAATCCGGATTCTCTTGACTTATGTCAGAGTTGGGAAGTACTGATGGGTACTTGCCGTAAAAACATAAATACATCGCTCAACCTAACGGAAATACTAACAACACGTTTGCGGATGTCACACAATCCGAAGTGGTGGATGCCACGCTTCCTCTACACCTACAAGAAGATTGTGGTGTGGAAAAGTTTTATGCAGCACGAAAGTATCAAAGAAACTCGCGAGAAAAGCGAAAGAAGGAGAAACTTTTGAAAGCTGTTACCTCAGAGTACGAAGAACTCGTTGCGGATATTAAAAGACTACGTCTTAAGAATAAAAATCCCGATAAACAAGTTCGAAAACTCAACAAAATCAAGAAGAAGCAACGCAAGATGAAAAAGATTGCTTACGCTCAAACTTCATTCAAGAAAGTTGGATGTGCTCTTTTAGATGGTTTGCAAGCTATCATAGAATATATGAAAACTGCCAGGGATGTTGTTGGCGAAGAGATGCTCAAATTTCTTCTTGACCTATTTGCGACACTCTACAACATTTATAAGTGTCCAGAATGGGACTCCCTGTTAGTAAATATGACGAGCTTCTTTTCTCGTCATTTCCCAACAGATTATGCAAATTATGCTATCTGTTGGTTAAAAGCAGCCTTTGAAGTTGCATTTTCACAAGATGATAAGACCTCCTATAAAGATTTGATCTTAGGTCTTTTTACAAATAGTGCCGATTTCCTTGATGATAAGTTGTGGGATAACATTACCACATTCTTTCTCAAGATTTCAGCACTTTACGCTTGTGTTACTGATGCAGTATCTCTTGAAGCTATTGACATTGAAGTTATTGTCAAGCAATTCAAGAAATTTAAGGCACAATTACCAGAAGTGAAAGACGTTATCGAAATGGTCTTCATGTGTTATGAATTTGTTCTCGGAAATTGGGAAAAGATTCGCACTGGAGACTGGTCCGTATTTATTCTTGGTAAAGATGAAACTCAACAATTTGAAGTTGAAGTTCGTGTACTTGAACAAGCTTTTCCTTTCGTTATTGCGAATAAGGAAGTTGAACTCAAGGACCGATTCAATCTAACCAAGAAAGAATTTGAATCACGTCTAGGTAAAGCAATCAAGACTGCAAAATCACTCATCTCACGGTGCACAAGCACCCAACAACGTATGAGTGTCTCTAATTTTGTCCGTTCATTGACAGATAAACAATCTCAATTGTATGCATCAGTTGCAGATGCACCTCGTAAATTAGAAGCCTATTCAATAAAGTTTGCAGGACCTTCGGGTACTGGAAAATCAACTTTGTTGGATATGTGCTCTCGCATTGTGTTACATGCTTATAAACATGATCCCAATGAAAGAGGCCAAGTTGTATTTACAAATATTTCTGAAAAATTTGAATCTACAATCTTCCCCTCACACAAGGTTATTTGCGCTGATGATGTTGCCAACAATAAGAATGAAAAACCCAATTATGACAGGATTTTAAATTATGTCAATACGGTTCCTCGTCCACTAGAGAAGGCAGACACAAAAGAGAAGGGTATTTATTATCCAGGCAATGATGCATTCTTAGCTACAACTAACGATGAAACACTTCGTGCTATCGAGTGTTCAGCATGTGCTGAGAGTATTTTACGCCGATTTGCTTTAGATGTCACAGTTGAGGCTAGAGATGAATATAAGAACTCCTATGGAGGACTAATTAAATTCGATAAGCCTCGCTATGATGTATACAAATTGACATTAAAACGATTTAGTCACATCGAGACAGATGAAGAGACTGGTAAAAAAGAAATTGTCTGGGAAATAATTAACCGAGATGAATGGAACAAATACGATGATGAAGAACACGATTTTGCAGCTATGTGTTCTTTTATTGCCAAAGATGTTAAGCGTCATATTGCTTACCAAAAAGAGAAAGCTAAGGCTCAAAAAGAACTTGATGAGTGCGAATTCTGTTACACCTGTGGGTGTCCTTCAGTTGTTTGCACTTGTGATCCTGATCCTACTTGCAAATGTTGCGAGACTTTTCCATGTGCATGTGCACACTTTGATGAACTAAATGATGGTCATTATTGGTGTGAGACATGCGAAAAGAAATCTGAAGGAGAGGACGAGTTCTGTACTATCTGCAACGACTCCATTGCAGTTTGTACTTGTGAACCTCAAACTGATTGCAAGTGTTGTGGCGAGAATAAATGCAAATGTGATCACTATAATAACCTAAATAAGGGTCATAAATGGTGTGATACATGCAATAATCTCAGCGACAAAGCAAAATCTATCCTTGATTCTGTAGAAGATGAGGACAAAGATGCAGTCGCTCTTTTTGGATCACCTTGGTCCGCATTTAGCACAGCTGAATTATGGGACTATCGTGCAGCAATTTCTGGTTGTACAACATCGATGAAAAAGCTCTATAAGGATGGAGCATTATATGCCAAAGTATGGCGCTATCGTAATGAACTAAAGAAACATATTCTTGCTCTCTTTGGTTCAGTAGCTGTAGCAGCACTTATTAGTCATAAACTAGCTATTATGACTATATCTTTTTCTACTCTAAGACTTTACCAGTTATATCATAGAATGGTTGTTGAAGTTGATACTGAGTTGGAAAATAGATTAGATCGATTATCTAGTTTGTGTGAAGGTGTTCGTGATCATTTGAGATCGAACATCACCAAATATTTTGCTTTGGGTGCATCAATTATTGCCCTCTACAAGAGTTATACTGTTATTAAACCTTTACTCTTTGTACAGGACAAATCCAGTTTCTTTGATGAGAAGACTGAAATCTTTGAACGTATTCTCGATTGTCCTAAAGGAAACGCACATCGCGTTATTCTACAGGATGAGAAAGATTATAAAGAAGGTTATTCACGACTCACACCAAAAGAAACTAAAGTATCCAAAACAACAACAAGTGCTGATTTACAATTAGCTATTGCGAAGGCTCTCCGAGTTGTTATTGTTAAATCCAAAGGAGAGGTATATGGAACTGTGAACGGTATCATGGTAGCATCTAATGTTATCTTGATCCCATCTCATGTTGTTCCAGATGTCTATCCCATTGATATTGAAACATCGACAACTCCAGGAGTCCCTAGCGCTAAAACTAAGGACCAAAAATTGACCGAGGAATATTGCTATGTTGACAGAGAAAGAGATTTCGCTCTTATCCATTTAGCGTCTAGTCCAGCAAGCACTAATTTCGCTCAATTTTTCCCAGAGGAATATCCTGAGTTTCGTACTCGGGCTACAACAGTCCTCTGGAAGTCTCCTGATAACCGTGTCGTAAAGTCTGAACAACCAGCACGTCAATTGGCTGAAGATTTGGATTATTATGGTTATCTAGAGAAACCGGGTTTACTCTATGGAACAAAACAAACAGTTCATAGGTACACTTTGAAGAAAGGTACTGGTTTGAAAGTAAATTTGGACTTTAAAGGTTTCGGTGGACTTTGTGGTGCACCATACATTGACTCATCAAAGGGAATCATTTATGGTTTTCATGTTGCGGGATATGTTGAATCGCACA